AATCCGGCAACAGTCTGAACGCGGCGGCGCTGGTCTGGTCCAAGGCCCCGGTGATCATCGGGGCGCATGATACCGGCCCGCTGATCCGGTCCAAGGACGGGTTCTGGCTGGCGATCCCGACACCGGCGGCAGGAAAGAGCAGCAAGGGCGGCCGCATAACGCCCGGTGAATGGGAGCGCCGCACCGGCCTGCGCCTGCGGTTTGTCTTTCGTCGTCGGGGGCCCAGCCTCCTTGTGGCCGAGGGGCGGTTGAACTCGAAAGGCCGGGCCGTGGCGTCCCGCTCAAAAACCGGGCGCGGGCTGACCACAGTACCGATCTTCCTGCTGGTGCCGCAGGTCAAACTGCGCAAGCGGCTGGATCTGGCGCGGGATGCGGAACGGGCAGTGGATGGCGTGCCGGGGCTGATCGTGGCGGGTTGGGTGGAGGGCATGGCCCACGACCAAGGGGCATCCCTGGGTTGACAGCGTTCTCACGGACGATTCTTCTGACATCGTAGAAGCCGCAAAAACTGGAGACATCCTTTGCAGTTCAATGTCATGGTGACGACCCAACTGAAGGCGTATGTCTATGCCCTTGTTGATCCCCGAACGGACGGTGCACTGCCGGACCGCGTGTTTTACATCGGCAAGGGCAACGGGAACCGTTGCTTCAATCATGCCCATCTTGAACGGAACCTCGGCGAAGAGCCTCTCGACGAGGAGGAACACAAACTCAGCCGAATTCGCGGGATCCGTCATGCTGGCTGTGATGTCGAGGTTCTCATTGTTGCCCACGGCATGAGCGATGAGGCAGCACATCATCTTGAAGCTGTCCTCATTCCCCTACTCGGCAATACCAACAAGGTAGCAGGTCATGGCGACAAGAGCCTCTGGCTGACCCCGAACCGGATCAACGAGGCTTATGACCGTCCCATCGAGCGAGGAGACATCGCCCTTTTCCGAGGCAATATCCTATTTGTCAGCCTGAACCGGCAGGATACCGGTTCATTACTTCAGTCAGCCAATGCTGCCCGGCTTGCGCAGGCCACGCTTGGGGATTGGAACCTTTCAGCCGAGCGGTCGGCGCGTCTGGACTGCATCGTAGGGGTCAAGAATGGGCTGATCGTGTCCATCTTCGAGACCGTAAAATCCAGCGCCAACATGACGGAATTCCTCCGCATCAAAAGCGAGCAGAAGCGTGCGCATGGTCGGTCACGCTTCAATGGCAATCGTCGACTGGATCTTGAAGAATTCCTGCAAGGCAGAAGTGTATTTCACGGACAGGCCATGCTCTCGAAGATCAGACGTGGCGCAGGGTGCCAGTACTTTGAAGCGATGATCTGACGAAGTGCCGAGGTCCAAGAAACCAGTGGCAGCGCTTTTGCGCTTGCCCGACTGCTCACACAATCGACCGCTTCCCTGCAATCCGGCCTGCAGACTTTGCCCTGATTGATATCATGTCCACCGCCCGCGAAACCGTCCTCGCCGCGCTGCATGCGCGGCTGCAGTCCCTTTCCGCCCTTGTTCTGCGCGATGAGGCTCTACCCGAACGGATCCCGCCCTCTGGTCTGATCATCCTGCGCGATGGCCAGCCGGGGGAGCCGGAGGTGACGCTGTCGCCCTTGCGCTACCATTATCAGCACCGGGCCGAGTTGGAGGTTGTCGTCCAGGCAGCCAAGGACCGGGCCACCGCCTTTGACAAGCTGATCGCCAGCATCGGCACGGCCCTCTCCACTGATCGCACCCTTGGCGGCCTCTGCGACTGGGTTGAACCCGAAGCCCCGGCCTCGGTCGATCTGCCTGTCGAGGGGGCTGCGGCGCTGAAGGCAGCGGTGATTATCGTCATTTTACACTACACCACCGCCGATCCGCTGGGCTGATCCCGGCCTCACTTCCCCACAAAAAGGATGAACATGATGGCACGCGCACAAGGGGCGCGGGCGCAGATGGCGCTCGGCTTCGAGACAGTTTACGGCACCCCGCCGGTTGGGGGCTTCACCCGCATGCCCTTTGCCAGCACCTCGCTCGGATCGGAACAGCCGCTTTTGAACAGCGAGTTGCTGGGTTACGGGCGCGATCCTCTGGCCCCGCTCAAGGATGCGGTGACGGCGGATGGCGACGTGGTGATCCCGATGGATGCGGCGGGCTTTGGCTTCTGGCTGAAGGCGGCGTTTGGCGACCCGGTCACCAGCGGCGCAGGCCCCTGGACACATGAGTTCCGCTCGGGCGGCTGGAGCTTGCCTTCGATGTCGATCGAGACGGCGATGCCCGAGGTGCCGCGCTATGCGATGTATTCCGGCTGCGTGCTCGATCAACTCAGTTGGCAGGTGCAACGCTCGGGGCTGCTGACCGCCACCGCGCGGCTGGTGGCGCAGGGCGAGACCATCGCCGCCATCACCAGCGCGGGCACCCCCGCCGATCTGCCCCTGAAACGGTTCGGCCATTTCAACGGTGGGGTCATCCGCAATGGTGTGGCCCTTGGCAATGTGGTCTCGGCCGAGATCACCTATGCCAACAATCTCGACCGGATCGAGACCATCCGCAACGACGGCAGGATCGACGGGGCCGACCCAAGCATCGCAGCCCTCACGGGGCGCATCGAAGTGCGCTTTGCCGACCAGACACTGGTGACCCAAGCCATCAATGGCGATCCGGCCGAGATCGAATTCGCCTACGCCCTGCCCTCGGGCGAAAGCTTGCGCCTAACCATCCACGCCGTCTATTTGCCGCGCCCGCGGATCGAGATTTCCGGGCCGCAGGGCGTGCAGGCCACCTTTGACTGGCAGGCCGCGCGCGACACCGTGGTTGGCCGAATGTGCACCGCAACCCTGATCAATGATGTGGAGAGCTACGGATGATCCGCCTGAACCTGACCGCCAGCCCCGAATGGCTGGACCTCGCCCCCGGCCTGCGCCTGCAGGTCGCGCCGCTGACCACAGCGCTGATGGTGTCGGCGCGCGCCGATGCCGCCGTCGAGGCCTTGCCCGAAGGTTCCAGTCAGGAAGACCTGGCGCTCGCGATGGCAAAGTCCGTGGCGCGGCGCGCCGTGCTGGACTGGGAGGGCGTGGGCGATGACGCGGGCAATATCATCCCCGTCAGCCCCGAGGGCATCGACGCCCTGCTGGAGATCTGGCCGGTCTTCGAGGCGTTCCAGACCTCCTATGTCGCGCGGGGTCTCATTCTGGACGCGGAAAAAAACGCCTCTGCGCCCTTGCCGAGTGGTCTTTCGGCGGGGGCGACCGCTATTGCGCCGCCTGTCCCGGCCCCTGCCCCGACTGCCCCGCAAGACTGAACCGGCCGCACAGCTTCGAGGGCTGGCAGGTCTGGGATCTGGTCGGTCGCCTTGGCGGGCAACTGCGCGTGATCCCCGGCGCAGTCTTGGGCTGGGACATGGGGGCAGCGCTGGCCATGGCCAAGGCTCTCGGGATCGCCCCATTAATCGCCACCGAACTGCTGCCCGAGATCGAGGCGGTGATGGTGCGCAAATTGAACGAAGAGATGGAAGGAAGCCGCGATGGCTGAGAAACGCGTATCCGTCCGCCTTGTGGCAGAAGGTGGCCGCCAGGTGCGCGCCGAGCTCGAAGGTGTGGGCGAAGCCGGTGCGCGTGGCTTTGGCCGCCTGTCGCGCGAGATGGATCTGGCCAATGCGCGCGTCGCGGCCTTCGCCCGCCGCGCCACGCTGGCCGCTGCCGCCGTCACCGCCGCGCTGGCGGCGGCCGGGACCGCGATGATCCGCTCGGGGCTGCAAACGGTGGACGCGCAGGCCAAGCTCGCGGCCTCGCTCGGCACGACCGTGGCCAGCATTCAGGTGCTGGAACGCGCGGGCGATCTGGCGGGTGTGTCGATGGGTCAGGTCGAACAGGCCACCGTGCAGCTGACACGGCGGCTGTCACAGGCGGCGGCCGGGACCGGCCCAGCCGTGGACGCCCTGCGCCGGTTGCGGCTCTCGGCCGAGGATCTGCAACGCCTGCCGCTCGATGCGCGCATCGCGGCCATTCAGGGGGCGCTGGGCCAGTTTGTCCCCGAGGCCGAGCGCGCCGCTGTCGCCTCGCAGCTCTTCGGCGACCGCGCCGCGCTGGTCTTCACCCGCATCGACACGGCGACCTTGCGGCAAGCAACAGCGGATGTGCAGGATTTCGGGGTGGTGGTCTCGGAGGCTGACGCCAGCCAGATCCAGCGCACCAATGATGCCATCTCCCGGCTGGGGCTGATCTGGC